TACCCGTAAACAGGTCCAGTATCCTCACATCCTTCTTCCTTCCATTAACTGGGGTTACTCGCTATGTGGCGTGTGATCTCTTCCGTTTTGTCTACCTTATAAGTTAATTCGCCTTCGTTATGCCAAATAACATGCTTATCCTTCTTATCCAACTTATCGCCCTTGATCTTTTTCCATGCATCAGCAGCAGTTTGCGCTTCAATCTCAATTATCGATTCCACTGATTTGGTGTAAGTGATACGAAAAGTCTTCATTTATACCCTCCTGACCCCTCCTTCTGTTCCAGTACCCAATAAAGTACTGAAATCAAGGTGTTCCTGCTTATCATTACCCCCAATAAACCCGAATTCCAACTGTTCGTTACTGTTCAACCCCATGTAATTAGCCTTCTCTTTAGGGAAATTCAGAAGAGGGATCGCATCCTCACCCCACGCTTCAAACGCTGCACGATCCCAAGCCAGTGCCGCTACAATTTCACCTTCAGGTGTACCGGGGAAAAACTCTTTATGCCGGACTTTCCCCTCTTGGTTACACTGTGATACCCATTTACTGTGCAGTTTACTCCAACAAACCCCTCTAAAAGGACTTGTACCACTTCCCCCTCGTTTGGAGTTAAAGCTATTTAGCCCCTGTGATGCAGCACGCAAGTTTTCATATCGGTTATCATGGGGGTTTCGGTTGATATGGTCAACCACAGCAGGGACTTCACTGTATTTATAGCAACCAGGATGTTTGTAAAGCCAGACCAAGCGATGAATAAAAAAAGATTTCCCCAATATGCTGGTGCCGTAATAAGAGTGGCCTAAACCACCACAACTGTCACCCCTTTTTTTGTTTCCGGTGTCACTTCTAAAAACCAAAGGTCGTGCAATATCAATAGGACAATAACTGTACTTTTGATGCAGTAACTCTTTAGTTATCTCTACCTTAATCTTCTTTTCTGTTCCGTTACCAATAGACACGCGCAACTCCTTCCCCAACCTCTTTTTTCCATAACTCTTCATCGCTCGGTACTCGCGCCCGGAAAGGTGATCTATGCGCCACCTTTTCCGTTTCCTGTACCACACGCCCTTCCAAATCTATCTCGTTCAACTGTTTCACGATATCAGCGATCTCAGCTTTCCTCAAAGGATTGAACAAGACAGATTTCCAACCGTGCAGTACCAGTAACCGATCAACCAGATACCCTAATCCCGCCACTAACTACTCTTCCTTTACCGTTTTCTCGTAAGTTTCCAAGTCGCGTCGAAACCATCCTCGCCAGAACCCGTTCTGATTCGTCCGTGTACCACCCCACGATCCCTGATTGTCCGGGTCCGCTTCCTTTTTCCTCATGTAATCGCCTACCTTTATACCGTACCGGCTACCCGAAAAAACGTTGTTGGCATGAAACAGTACCCGTTCCCCAAAGTAATCCAATGCCGTGATGTTCGCCCGGTCCAAAGCGGCCATTGTGCCTCGTCCCGCAACACCATCAACGTCTATCCAACGTTCAATATCGTTCGGATGTACCCGCGTATTAATCGCCATCTGCAAAATCATGTCACTGGCACGTTTGCCGCCATTTACCTGCATATCGGCATACTGTAACCTCAACGGTACCGGATACCGGTCCAAATTCATCTTCTCCCACAAGTCACGATAGAAATCTATCGCTTGATCACGTGTCATGTCACGCATATCCGATTCACTCGCTTCACGACCAATGAAACCACTGAAACTTTTTTGCGTGATACCCATGTTCGTTTGACCGCCCCGATCATTCGGGTCATCAACATATCCACCCTCATGTTCCAAGACCATCTCTACCCATCCTTCAAATCCCGCCATCTTAACTTGCCTCCCCCTTCACATATTCTTTAACAAAAAAATGTTTATGGACCGTTCGTTTCCTTTTCTTCATCTCAGGATCTTCCTGATAACACGCTGAACTGCAATACTTCTTTTTCCTGCTCGGTACAAAAGAAAATTCGGTATCACAATCAGGATGATGGCAAATAGCGTAAACCTTCTTTGATTTCCTCATACCATCTTCCCTAACCCGTCCCAATGAAAAAGATTACCGCCAGGTAAACCAATACCATCCCCAATATCGAAGCTGAAAAAAATATAACCAGTGTTCTCAATACATCAAAAAGCATAACCCCCCATCCATTTAAGTACCGTTATCATGCCTACCGACGCTAAAATAATGATGATCCCTGACGTAACCAAAATCAGTAACCACCAACCCAAACCCTCCATCATCGTTTACCGCCAAAATATTCTACCGCATGTCCCTCATCCACCAAAGTCCGGTTAATGCTCACCCCGAACTCTGTATCCGAAAACAGTTCCGCCAATATACGCCCATATTTACCCTTGTCATGCGAGACTAAATAAAATTCCAAACCCAATACAGCACTGCCCACACCTCCCAACAGTTCCACTAACCTCGCCTTAGCCGCTAAACCCCGTTTCTTCTCTTCCTTATCACGTGTACGGCTCTCAGGTGTGTTGATCCCGTATAACCGCAGTTTCTGGCCCGTTAACCATACATCAAACCCCAAATCCACGTCCGCTACAACCGTGTCGCCGTCTATTACCCTCACTAACCTGCACCTGTACCTATACATATTAACCGATCACCCCGTTACCAAAGTTCTAACTGCCTAATATCAATACCGTCTTCCGTACCTTCCTCATTTCCCGTATCTTCCGCATCTTCCGCATCCTTCATCACGCCACCCTCCATTAACTCGTCCATCGATCTCAATTGCCATGCTGAATACAAATAACATGGACGTTTGTCAAATGGCGGTCGCGTATCCTCCCACTTACCGTCCCTCTTCCCGTCACCCCCAAATACCCAACCGCAAATCTCCAGTTCCGGTAACCCGTGCAACCTCACCAATACATACCGCCAATCGTCCCGATCATCCAACTGCAAAATCAAATTGCCACGTCGCAGTAACGTTGACCTCACAACAATATCGTCACCAACTTCCGCCGTACCCTTGTAACTCCTCAAAAAACCCCGCCAATTCAAACCCAATACCTTGGCCACACCATATCCCGCTACACATCCCTGTACACTTACCTCACCATCATCACCATCAAAACCATGCGTCTCACCCACACCCAACTTCCGATTCAACGCATGTCTCGCTAACCCAACATTCCTCGCTTCTTCCATCTCATCATCACTCAAAACCAACTTTATCACGCTACTCATTATCCCATAACTCCAATTGCATCACAGGTTGTACCGCACTCGCCTTCTTACCCTTACCCTTCTTCCTGCCATTCAAACCCCTCTTCCTCAATACCATATCCGCACCGTCACCCTTACTCACCCGTCTCAACCGGTCCTCGTTATACACACTCTCACGCATCTCCACCACTAAACTCGAATTCTTTACCCCAAACTCAAAATCATGGTATAACCTGCCCACGTGATACGTACCGTCATTCTCCATCACATCAGCCTTCTGTAACGCATCCAAAATAAGTTTCTGGCCCGCACTCGCCTGGTTGTCCGGATCCACCCTCCTCGTCCTGTTCCGCCACAAAAAATGAAAGTCTACCGGATACCCTACCACCCTAACCAACTTTGTACGAAACAACTTCATTAACGCTAACTCTACCGCCTTCTTCACCTTGCCACGCGCATGAAAATGACTCCCAAACATCGCGTTCAATGTCGGTAACCGATACACGTCATGGTTAAACTCAACTACCTGTACACGACCACCATCACTCATCATCCATCACTCCCGAAAAAAAAAATAAAATCTCAAATACCTTCAACCCTCCACAATATCGGGGGGTACCCGTAAACCCCATTTCCCGCCCCGTGCCTGCGCCCTCTTCTTTCTCCTCAAACCTCCCTCCGTCTTCCAACGCCAACCACGTCGCGATAACCTCACATCCAATCCCTCATCCCTAATATACCTAACCAAGTCATCCTCCTCCATACCCAAATCCCTGGCTATCTTATCCACACACCCTCCATACCTCATCATCACAACTATCGTTTCCCTATACATAGACAAATTCTTGACCGCACTACCCATAATACCTACCACCATAACATAATACCACCCA